TGAGAAGCGATGCCAGGAAGATTTACCGGAAATTCCAATAGACGCTCTTAAGAGAGCGCTAGGTCCTAAAAATAAGGCCTATTTGGCTATGGTATCCTACCCTGGCCAAATCTCTGAAGAAAAGGCGGAGGAGCTATGGTGTATATTTCGATGCGCGTTAATAACCGGAGATTTTAGTGAAATAAAAGAACGTGAAAGGCGTGAGCGCCCAAGTGTATTAAGGCGGGCACAGTCTAACTGAAAACAGAAAAAGCAAGAAAGGAAATACAATGAGAGAAACTAATGTAACAAAAATAATTGTGGGCGTATTTATTGCGCTCTTACTCTGGGGAACATTTTATGTGGTTCCACCAGGATATCGTGGAGTTCGGGTAACACTCGGAAATCTTGATCAGTCTTTTATCCCTTCTGGGGTAGGACTCAAGTGGCCGCTTATTACTTCGATCCATAAAATGTTAATCAAGCAGGATACTCATGAGATGACGAGTGAGTGCTTCTCGCTAGATCTACAGCAAATCAATATCAAGCTGAAGGTGCTATATCGGATTCCGGAATCATCCGTGGTCTCGGTGTACAGAGATTATTCGGGGGATCCATTCGATAAGCTCATTCTCCCGAGGGTTCAAGAAGCAACCAAGGAGGTAACAGCCATGAAAACAGCGGCCGATATTGTAAAAACCAGGGAGCAGGTTAAGATATCATCTCTGGATAAGGCCCGAAAGAAGATAGGAGAGCTACTTATAATCCAGGACCTGGTAATCGAGAATGTTGATCTATCTAAGGAATTAGAAGCCGCTATTGAGGCCAAGATGGTTCAGGAGCAACAAGCTGAAAAATCCTTATTTGTTAAGCAGCAGGCTCAGGTAGATGCTGAGACCGCTGTAATTAGGGCAAATGGGGAAGCTCAAGCAATTAAGATTCAGGGCGAGGCTCTTAAATCAACTCCGCAGTTCATAGAACTTAAAACAGTAGAGCGATGGAATGGAATATCGCCACAAGTTGTAGCTGGTGGGAATGGCGTTAATATATTATTTCCTGTAACTAAGACACAGCAATAGAAAGGATATAATGCCAGGACAGCAAGCTCAAAAATACTGTGTTAAAGTAGCCATCTTGGATGAAGCTACTGCCAGACTAGAAATAAAAAGGCGCGGCAGGATTGGAGAACCGTACTGGTGTAAATTCTGCCAAGCCTGGCATATCCAAGGTAAGTGGCCGAGCAGAAGGAAAAATAATGAAATTCAACATACTAAAAAAGTGGTTCATGAAAAAACCAGATAGGGTGTTACTTGGAGAAATGAAATCCGGACTTGTTCGTGGGAATGAATGGCAGGCTTATGATGAAACAAGAGAAAGATTCATTCAGCAGCTTTGCAAAGAAGAATGCGAAATCAGGGAAGCCCTTGAACTAGAAATCGCAACCCATCATCAAATCATAGACAAGATCAATGCATTAATGGCGTTGGAAAAAGCTATAAATGCGTTTATACCACTTGAATTTGTTCGTCCGGAAGTGAAATCAATCCTAACTGAATTGCGCGGAGAGCAACGCCGCATTCACCATCAAGAAGGTGATCTTCCTGGTGTAGATCTTTCCATATAGGCTGCCAGCGGCCAGTGCGCTGGTTTTGCAGCATCACCTTCATCTTGGAGTTGAGGTGGCGCTGATATCGGTCGCTGACATTGGCCGTGATGTGCCAAATCGTGGGTTCGGCATAGCGGAGACTGGACACAATATCGAGGGCTGCTGCTTTATTGAATTTGAAGTATCTGGCTCGATCGATTGTCCTGTTCTCCCATGCCGTTCCAAGGTGGGTATCTCGAAGCTGTACGGTTGAATAGATCCGCTCTATACGGGTGCCATTTGGCTGAGTGTGCCAGAAGCTTTTGGTGTCGGTGCCCCAAGTGCCCCTCCATTTATGCTCGATAATCATTCTTCCAACCTGATTTGGGCGATGGGCCATATCCAGCAGTACGTTCTCGCCAAGCACATTATGCTCCTTTTGATGGGCGTCGAGTTCATCTTCGGTCTCGACCCGATCGGCGAATAGCAGCCAACTTTCGCCATGCGGCTTGGCCGGGCTTGGGGGTAGGAAGCGCCGGATTACCACCCAGAAATGGTTTTCCTGCACGTCGGCGAACATTATGGCTGTCGAGTCTTTCGACACGTCCTGGGCCCCGTAGGACTCCGTTATGACCTCAATATGGTCGAACATGCGTTCCGCGTCCCAGGTTTCGGCCAACCAGGAGTTGATGAAGTTCTGGCGGGCGCTTAAAAGCCCCTTGGAGAGAAGCCATTGAATTGCAATGGAAGACAGACTGGTTTTTTGAGAGAGAATCGAATACAGGCTGGAGAGATGGTACCCGAATCGTCCCTCTTCGGCCAATGGATTTTGCGGTTTCCATATTCCATTCTCCAATATCGTAGGGCGTTCATAATCCTGAATCTCTCCGGCGCATTCCTGGCATCGGTAAAAGGAATTGAGCGCAACCTTGCGCATATCCCATTCGCCATCAGTTTTGGATTCATCCTCTGACTCTCTCCACCAGCGCACTCCGCAATCTCCATGCTTCTCGCTCCGGATGGTGAATTTGAGAAGTATGAGCTGGCTGCATCTTGGGCACGGAACCCAGTAATAACGTTGATCGGTTTTAAGGAACTCTGCCCAAATCATTCGCCCCATACCGTAGGAGTAGAAGCCTTAACGATTAATGGGAATGGATAGGTTTTTGTTCGCTCCTCTGCCAACTCCAGAGCGGCGGCCTCATATTTACTCTGCTCGCCGTACTTGTCAGTTTCGTCCATCACGATAGCGCCGCATGGAAAGCTCGAAAGATTGGCCGGGGAATTGGATCCAACGAATTTAAGATACTGGGTTATAAAGTGCTGCTCCATGAAGGAGAATAGATGGCGATCGAGTTCTCCGCGGCTAGTTCTCCTAACCAGAGAAAGTGCCGATGGGCATTCTTCAATGAATTTCATCCATCTGGCCTTGCTGAAGCTTTTAGCGATCTCTCGGTTAGGCATGACCCACATCGTATCCTGTGGATCTCTGCATAGCCGATAAAGCATTCCAAGGATAATAAGCGTGGTCTTTGCGCTCTGGGATCCAAAGCACATGATCAAATGCTTAGTCCGGCGATCACCGAATCTCTCTAATATCTCCCTGCCATATGGAGTCATCCGCGTAGATAAACGGCCACGGATAGCGCCGGTAGGAACAATTACATTACTCTCGCACCAATCAACTACAGACTCCTTCTTGGGTGGCTGTAGCAACCCGAACAGAAATTGGCGATATGCTTCGCTGGCATCTATTTGGGGTTGCACCTGATTGCTTCTTCTTTAGCGCATGGCAAACACACATCTTCTCGTGAACCGTCGTGTCGTATATGACATTCGTCTGGCGTAATAGACTTAAAGCAAAGGCAGCAATACAGGCAGTCATGCTCGGATCGCTTCTTCATGTGGATTAAACAAACCGGGTCAAACTTATCGATTCGTTCAATTTCACGATTTATATACCAGATTGCCTTTCGAAGATCTTCTACCGGCTTCCCTTTTTCTTGTGCTCTCCAGATGTATTTAAGTGCGTTGCCAAGACAGAAGCTCATGTGCTCGGAAATATCAATGCATTCCACTCCGCTTGGGTGAGCTGTATAATGGGCGGGATGGTGAACTGGATCATGAACTATATTCTTCCGAATTTCGGAATCTATAAATTCAGTAGTTACTTCATCAACCGTGGTATGGCATTTTGGGCAATGAACGCCGCGTTCTGCTTGGCCATGCAAGCATCTTGGGGCTTGGCTCATATTAATGGTTGTATAGAAATGTAACTGTAGCTGTAATGGCTGCTGCGCTCAACCAGTAACAAACATCAGCAATTTTCCAGGCAGCCAGCCAGCGAATAGAATTGAGGCAGTAGAGGCATAGGATAATGTAATTGAAGATTTTAGGATCTAATAGGAATTTCATCAGAATGATTTTCCTCCTGCAACCGCCCTGGCTTCATGCTTGTGATCTTCCCTGACGGAGTTAAACGCCAGCTTCTCCTGGAAGGCTCCTTGCAGGTCGTAGCCATAAGCACCGGCATAATCAAAGATCCGGATAAGGACATCTACCAGCTCAACCTCTGCCATTTTGCGATGCGGCAACTTATCGTCCATGATATTTCTGCGCTCTCCTTCAAGAGCCTCGGATAGTTCGCTATGCATCAAGGCGATCAGTTCCCCCTTGTTGCGATGTATTGGTTCACCAGTGGTTGTTTCCCACCAGCGCATATTTGCGGTGTGGCACAGTTTTGAGTATTCGTTTAGGTTCATGATGTTTTTTCGTAAACTGCGAAGGTTCGACCAAGATTTCCATTACCGACATAGACAGCTATTACTGCAACTTGCCTGGCCTGCTTCTTGGGGTAGCGAGGCCAGTGGAGAGATAGGATACCAACCCTGCCGCCTACAGGTAGTATCTCAATTGAGTTTTTGACAATGGTGTCCGCTGATACAAACTTGGATTCTCCTGGAGCGTAATGGGTGGAGAATTCCTTAGTATAGGCAGGATCGGCTAGAACGCCTTTTATAAACGGAATGGGTTTGTAGCCGCAATTGCATTCTTTCGGAATTGGAATAGGAATTCCTGGATATGGCTTGCTGGCATCCCAAAGAAAATCTGGTTCAAGCCCTGGGTCAAGATCCATAGTTAGGTCATATTTACCAAATACTTTGTATGGATACTCCTTAACTCTGCCGCTACAAACATGCAGCACTCGGTCTTCATCATCACATCCAATCATATCGCGAGCGCGTTGTAGGAACCCGGCCGGGTAAGCTCCGAAGTATTTCACCTTGGATCGTGCCAGGATCCAAACATCAGTTATGGGTCGGTAACTCATGATCCAAGAAGAGCGACCAGAATGAGAGTAAGGCAGGTTGTGCCGCTATAGCAATCAAGAATCCATCCGATAATCAAGGCAATAATAATCATGCTGCTTCCTCCATGGTGATATTCGTTCGTGTATTAAATGTTGTGATGTTCCAGATAGTGGTTCGATTACATCCGTACCTAGATGCGAACTTATCTAATGAGTCTCTGCCACTGACATAGGTATTTCGGATCTCGATTACTTGAGCATCGGTCAATTTCCTTTGTCGGCGATCCATCATCTTAACTCGCCTTACATCTACTTGTTCTTGAGTCCATTCCTTACTGGCCTTACGGATACC